CGCTGACAGCCCCGAGGCGCTGCGGGCCGGGCTGCTCTCGCTCCTCGGCGCCGATGACCCCGCGGGCCTCGCGTCGGCACTCGCACGCGCGCAGGTGCTTGCGTCGATGGCGGGCCGCTACGACGTGCTCGACGACCTGTGATCGCCCTCGACGTAGGCACCACCGAAACGCCGCCGCCGCAGTTCGAGGAGGCGGTGCGGTGGTTCCGCGGCCGCGTCCCGATGACGCAGGCCGTCTACGACGCGCTCGCGGCCGAAGCCCAGCGGCGGGCGTTCACGCTCGCGGGCGCCGCGGCCCTCGCCGTGGTCTCCGAGGTGTGGCGCTCGCTCGACGCGACGCTGACCGAAGGGCGCACGCTGCGGGACTTCAAGCGCGACGTGGCCCCCGGGCTGCTCGCGCAGTGGGGCGGCACCGTCGCCTCGCCCGCGTGGCGCATGGAGGTGATCTTCCGCAACGCCACGCAGCGCGCGTACGTGCACGGCCGCGTCGAGCAACTCCGCGACCCCGCGGTCGCACGCACGCGGCCCTTCTGGATCTTCGACGCGATCGGCGACGCGCGCACCTCGGAGATATGCGCTGCGCTCGACGGCACGGTGCTCCGCGCGAGCGACCCCTGGTGGGCCTCGCACACGCCGCCCTGCCACCACGCGTGCCGCTCGACGATCCGCGGGCTGCGTGCCAGCGACCCGCGCGTGCGTAACGCCGCACCGCCGCCCGACACCGAAGCGCAAGCGGGCTTCGGCGTTCTGCCCGAGGCTGACGATTGGAGACCGCGCGCGGGTGATTACCCCGCCGAGGTGTGGGCCGCTTATCAGCGCGCACAGGAGACTCGATGACCCGACGCAAGACCACCCCGCGCGCTGCCGAAGCGCGCCTCGACGCGCTGCCCCTCGGCGCAGAGTTCCCGCCGAAGGCCATTCGCATCTTCGCGATGGGCGAGAACAGCACCACGAAGGGCGTGTTCCTCTTCGACGACGAGGCCGCCCGCACCGTGATGGCTGCCTTCGCGGAGCACGGCGTCGACCTCGCGATGGACTTCGACCACGGCGCACTCGCGCCCGCCGACGGCCGCAAGCGCGACGTGCCCGGGTATTACCGCCCCGAGGTGCGCGCCGATGGCCTCTACGCGATCCCGCAGTGGACCGACGTGGGCCTCGACGCGATCCGCCCGGGCGCGTCTGGCGCGCTCCCCGAGTACCGCTACACCTCGCCCAGCTTCAGCTTCGACCCCGAGTCGAGGCGCGTGCTCAAGCTCGGCCCGCTCGCGCTCACCAGCTACCCGGCGACGCACCACGCGAAGCCCCTGACGCTCACGGCCCGCGACCGCCGCGGCTCGCTCGCCACCCTCGGCGCGATGTCCTTCGAGGACATCACCGAGGCGCTCATGCGCGCGGGCTCCGCGCTGCTCGGCTACGGCTGCGAGGTCGAAGAGGTCTACGCCGACCGCGTGGTCTTTGAGGTGCGCGGCTCCGACGGCCGCGAGCGGTGCATGAGCGCGCCGTACACGATCGTCGACGGCGTGGCCGTACTCGGCGATCTCGTCGAGGTCGAAGAGACCTACGTGCCCGTTGCTGGCGGCCTTCGGGTCGCCGCACCTACGCCCGCGCCGATGGACGGCGCGTCGCAGCCCGCGCCCACCGCGCAGGAGACTCCCATGACCGCATCCGCAGTCCTGGTCGCGCTGGGCGCGACCGACGAGGGCGCCGCCCTCGCGACCCTCACCACGCTCCGCAGCGAGCGCGACGGCCTGGTCGCCGCGCTCAACGCGAAGAGCTACGCCGAGGCCGTCGGCGTGCTCGAGGCCCACCGCCGCGACGCGGGCGAGCTCGCGCAGCTCCGCGCGACCGTCGAGGCCGACCGCAAGGCCGCCGCCGCGAAGGAGCGCACCGCGCTGCTCGACGCGATCGTCGCCGAGGGCAAGCTCACGCCGGCCGAGCGCGCGCAGGACGGGCAACCGTCGTGCTGGCTCACGGCGCTCGACGCCGCGGCCCTCAGCTCGTACCGCGCCGCCCGCGCCCCCGTCGTGCAGACGACCGAGACCGCCGCGAAGCCCGCGGTGGCCGCCGAGGAGCTGTCGAGCGACCTCGCCTTCGTGCGTCAGTTCCTCCCCACCGCCACCCCCGAAGCCGCCGCCGCGGCGATGAAGTGAGACCTCGATGACCGCCCTCTCTGCCTCCCGTGTGCTCCGCCGGAGCGGCTCGCAGGCCGTATCCATGAAGCTCAAGAGCGCCCCCGTCGCCGCCTCCACGGTGATCTACGGCGGCTCCATCGTCGCCGTCAACCAGGCGGGCTACGCCGTGCCCGCGAGCGCCGACCCGACGCTCTTCGTGGTCGGCGTCGCCGTCGCCACCGCCGACAACAGCGCGGGCGCCGCCGCCGCGATCCTCGTCGACATCGAGCGCGGCGTGTTCTCGATGAACAACAGCTCGTCGACCTCGGCGCTCACCGACGCCGACATCGGGCGCGTGTGCTACGCCGCCGACGACAACACCGTCGCGCGCATCACCGCGATCGGCACCCTGCCGCCCGTGGGCAAGTGCATGGGCCTCGACGGCTCGGACGTGCTGGTCGAGGTGGGCCTCCTCTCGCAGAGCGAGAACGCCCACGACGTGCTGATTGTCGCGGGCGCCGACCTCTCGACGACGGGGCAGTTCCGCTTCGTGTCGCTCAACTCGTCGGGCGCCGTCGTGCTCGCGGCCACCGCGGGCATGACCGCTCTCGGCGTGCTGCTCAACGCCCCCGCCTCGGGCGCGGTCGCCATCGTGCGCCGCCGCGGCCTCGTGCGGATGCTCGCCGAAGAGGCCATCACCGAGGGCGTCAACATCGCCGTCGCCGTGACCACGGGCCGCGCCAAGATCGCCGTCACCACGAAGTGCGACGCCTCGGGCGCCTCGGCCACCGCCGCGCTCACGGGCTCGTTCGTCATGGGCACCGCGCTCGAAGAGTCGAGCGGCGCCGCCGACATGTTCCTCGTCGACGTTCACCCGATCGGGGCTGTCCCCGGCACGCTGGCCTGATCGGCCGCACCCACACACAGGAGACCGACCATGCCTTCCGCACAGCTTTCCACCGACCTCCGCAGGCTCAACATGAGCGTGCGCATGGGCTTCATGGACGCGTACAACGCGAAGTCCTACACGCCCCGCTACCCCATCTTCGCGACGACGCAGCAGAGCTCGTCGGCCGAGAACATCTACCCGCAGATCATCGACCCCGCCGCGATCCGCGAGTGGGTCGGCGAGCGCGTAGTGAACGGCCTCGTCATCAACGGCGCGCGCGTCGCCAACCAGACCTTCGAGCTCACCTACGCCGTGCGCCGCACGGACGTCGAGGACGACCTCACGGGCACCATCGCGCAGGCGATCTCGCGCGTTCGTTCGGGCGCGTCGAAGTTCGTGCGCCACCCCGACAAGCTCGTGATGACCGTGCTCACGGGCAACAGCGCGTGCCTCGACGGCCTCGCGCTCTTCCACGCGTCGCACAAGGAGAACCCCGCCGACGCGGGCTCCGCGACGTACGCGAACACCGCGAGCGGCACCCTGACGCCGACCAACGCGGCAGCCGCGCGCAGCGCCATGATGGAGCTCAAGTCCGCCGACGGTGACGTTGCGAACGAGAACCCCAACGTGCTCATCGTGCCGCCCGCGCTCGAGACCGTCGCCCGCAAGATCGCGAACGCCGACATGGTGATCGAGAGCAACACGGGCACCGACAACCTCCAGGTGAACGTCTACAAGGGCGCGTACACCGTCGTCGTCGCGCCGCAGCTCTCGACCGCGCACGGCGGCAACGACGCCTACTGGTACATGGCCGACGCGAACGACCCCGAGGACCGCGGCGTGATCTACCAGGACCGCGATCAGATCGAGGTCGTGAGCTTCTTCAACCCCGCCGACGAGTCGGTCTTCACGCTCGACGAGTACAAGTGGGGGATGCGCAAGCGCCACACCGCCGCGGGCGGCAACCCCAAGAAGATCTTCCGCCGCACCGGCTGATCCGCGCCGCTCTCTCGCCTCGCACCCCGCCCACCGGGGCGGACCATCACACCACGGCGCCTCCTCGCGCCACCGCCCCGGACCGCACCTCATGGCCTACGCAACGACCACCGACCTCGCGCGCTTCGGGCTCCCGTCCGCGGCGCTCTCGGGCATCGCGACGGCCGCGCAGGAAGCCGCGCTCGACGCCGCGAGCGTCTTCGCGGACAGCTACCTGCGCTCGCGCTACGGCACGCTCCCGCTCACCAGCTACGGCGTCGATCTGACGCAGTGCGTGTGTGCCATCGCCGCCGAGACGCTGCTCACCACACGCGGCTTCGACGCGACGCGCGCCAACGGCGACGCGATCACGCTGCGCGCCGACAACGCGCGCGCCTGGTTGAAGGACATCTCTGCGGGACGCGCCTCCGTGAGCGGCGGCAACACCACCGCGACCGCGACGCCGATCGCACGCGCGAGCACAGCGCCCTCGACGGCCTCGTCGAGCGAGCGGGGCTGGTAGTGGCTGGCGTCGTCGGCGACTTCGCCGCGCTCGCGCTGCTCGAGAAGCGCCTCGCGACGCTCGGAAAGCGCGGCACCCGCGACGCCGTGAAGGCGATGGCGGCCGAGGCAAGCGACCTCGTGGCCGAAGGCTTCCGGCAGTCGACCGCGCCGAGCGGCGCACCGTGGCGCACGCTCGCGAAAGCCCGCGCGCGCAACCGGCGACGCGGTGACCGCGGCAAGCCGCTGATGGACACCGGGCGCCTCCGCGCGAGCGTGACGGCGGCCCCTCGCCTCTCGGGCGACGGCTTCGTGATCACCGCCGATCCGATCTACGCCGCGACGCACCAATACGGCCGCGGCCCGATCCCGGCGCGGCCCTTTCTGCCGGTCCCTGACCTCCCCGCCTCGTGGGCCGTGCGTCTCCGCGACGCCGCCTTCGAGGCCATCGACAGCGCCGCCGAATGACCCTCACGAGCACCATCACCGCCGTCAACACAGCGGTCGCCGTCGAGGTGGCGGGCACCACGTACAGCCTCGGCGCGCGTGTGGCCGACGACCTCGGCGCCCCGCCCCGGCTGCGATGGGTGCCCGTCTCCGACGACCCGACGCCGGCGCCGAAGCAGAGCGCCACCGCGAACGGGCTGTCGCGCGCCATCGTGGGCATCGACGCGACCTTCGACGTGGAGTGCTGCGGCGCCGACTACGAGGCCGCGCTGACGCTCCGCGACGCCCTGGTGCGCGCGCTGCGCTCCACCGTCGGGCCCGCTGCGCACACGCTCGGTGCGGGCCGATGGGCGAACGGCGACGCGATGACGCAGGGCGAGGCCGTCACCCACCGAGTGACGCTGCGCGCCTTCGTCTCCGAGACGGCGCCCACCGTCGCCACGGTCGCCACGGTGGCCTTCGACACCTC